AACAGGAAAATCTCCTTTTGTATTAGAAACTATATCTGAAGGTGCAATAATGAACTCAGGACATACTGAAGTAACAGGAGGTTCAGGAGCATTAGTAAATGGAACAACTGATAACCTTAGATGGGAAGTAGCAACAGTAAATACTTCATCAGGAACTTTTTCATTATTAATTAGAAGAGGAGATGATGATGCAAATCAAAAAATAGTATTAGAATCGTATAACAATTTATCACTAGATCCAAATTCACCTAACTTTATATCAAAAGTAATAGGAGATATGGATAAATCAGTAGCAACTGATGGTAGTGATTTTTACATAAAAGAAACAGGTAATTATCCAAATGCTTCAGCTTACGTAAGAATAAGTGCTGTTAATAATTTAACACCAGATTATTTTAATAATGCAGGTGTTGCTAAAGATATTTTTACAGCAAGCTTACCAGATGCCCCACAATCATCATCACTAGATGGTGGAGCTGGATCAAATATTCCTACCACAGCTGGTGGATATAGTAGAAAAATGAATTTTTATGATAATATCGATAATACAGATAGTCAAGGATTAGAAGGAGCGAATTATACAACAGCAGTAGGGTTAATGGCTAATACAGATGATTATAAATTTAATGTATTATCAGCACCAGGATTAATTAATGCAAATGGATTAACAGGTGCAACACCAATTGCTAGCGCAGTATCTAATACAATAGCAAGAGGAGATAGTATTTTTATAGTAGATTTAGTAAATTACGATACAGCATTAGCTACAGTAACAACTCAAGCAGCAGCATTTGATAGTTCATATGCCGCAGCATATTGGCCTTGGGTTCAAACGATTGATGCTAATACAGCAGAAATGGTTTGGGTTCCAGCTTCAACAATGATACCAGGAGTTTACGCCTTTACAGATGCTTCAAGTGATCCATGGTTTGCACCAGCGGGTATAACAAGAGGTGGATTAGGACAAGTTATTAGAGCTGAAAGAAGATTAACAGTAAGTAATAGAGATACATTATATGAATCTAATGTTAACCCAATAGCTACATTCCCAGGACAAGGTGTTGTAGTATTTGGACAAAAAACACTACAGAAAAAATCTAGTGCTTTAGATAGAGTAAATGTAAGAAGATTAATGATTGCTCTTAAGAGCTTTATAGGACAAGTTTCAGATAATTTAGTATTTGAACAAAATACAATAATTACAAGAAATAACTTCTTATCACAAGTTAATCCTTATTTAGAATCGGTACAACAAAGACAAGGATTATATGCATTTAAAGTTGTAATGGATGATTCAAATAATACACCAGCAGTAATTGATAGAAATCAATTAGTTGGTCAAATATTTTTACAACCAACTAAAACAGCTGAATTCATAATTCTTGATTTCAATGTTTTACCAACTGGAGCAACATTTCCAGCATAAAAACAAAAAAATTAGATATTTATAATAAAATAAAATAAAATAATAAAATGGCAGTATTACAATCATCGGAAATATTTTTTACAGCATTTGAACCAAAACAAAAGAATAGGTTTTTTATGAGTGTTGAAGGTATGCAATCCTACCAAATAAAAGCAGTAGGAGCTGTTAACATAGCACAAGAAGCAATTCCTTTAAATCATATAAATGTTCAAAGATTTGTAAAAGGAAAAACAACTTGGGGACCAATTTCAATGACGTTATTTGACCCTATTACACCATCAGGAGCGCAAGCAGTGATGGAGTGGGTTAGATTACACCATGAATCAGTAACAGGTAGAGATGGATATTCCGATTTTTATAAAAAAGATTTAACATTCAACGTATTAGGACCAGTAGGTGACATAGTATCTGAATGGATAATTAAAGGCGCAATGATAACATCAGCTAACTTTGGGGATTATAGTTGGGATGATGACAGTGCCGCTCAAGAAATTTCATTAGAAGTACAACCAGATTATTGTATTTTAAATTTCTAGAAAATTTTACACTCCCTGATATTTCCTTCAAAATAGCTTGGCTTCGGTCAAGCTTTTTTGTATATTACATATGTATGACAAATAAACAAACAGTTATTTAAAAATAGATTATGCAAGAATTCAAAATTCCAACCGAAACAATAGAATTACCATCACAAGGCTTATTATATCCTAAAGACCACCCATTATCAAATGGTACAATAGAAATGAAATATATGACTGCTAGAGAAGAAGATATACTAGCAAACCAAAATTACATAGCAAAAGGAACTGTAATTGATAGATTATTAAAATCTTTAATAGTTACAAAAGTTGATTACAATGATTTGGTTGTAGGTGATAAAAATGCTATTATGATAGCAGCTAGAATATTAGGTTATGGACCTAATTATAAATTTGAATATAATGGTGAAGAAGATGAAGTTGATTTATCTAAAATAGATAATAAAAAAATAGACAAAAAATTGTTTACTCAAGGTAATAACGAATTTCCTTTTGTATTACCTCATTCTAAAAATAAAGTTACTTTTAAATTATTAACTCATAGAGATGAGCAAAAAATATCTAAAGAAATTGAAGGTTTACAAAAATTAAATAAAGATACTAATCCTATAGTATCAACAAGATTAAAATTCCAAATTATTTCTGTAAATGGAGATTCAGATCCACCTACTATACGTAGCTTTGTAGATAAAGCATTATTAGCTCAAGATTCAAGAGCTCTTAGAAAACATATAAGCGATATACAACCAGACATAGATCTGACTTTTTTTCCCCGAGGAACTAAAGAATCAAGACCCATCCCAATTAGTCTCAGGTTTTTTTGGCCTGACATCTAAAGAGGGGTTTACTTTACATAAGCATGTATTTAAAACTATACATGAAATAGTATTTCATGGTAAAGGAGGGTATGATTGGCATACAGTATATGATATGCCTATATGGTTAAGAAATTTTACTTTTACAGAAATTAAAAAATACTATGATGATGAAGCAGCAGCAGTTAAAAAATCAAATCCTAAATCATCTAAATCAGGAAATACAACAACTACTAATATTTTAGATAGTTCCGGAAAAATAAATCCTCCAAGCTTTCAAGGAAAATCAAGTTATAATTAAAAACTCAATTTTTTAATATTTATAACAAAACATCGCTTAAATGGCAACTGAAAAAGACATCCAAAATCAGAAAAATCAAAACGAAGAATTACAGGAAACTGTTGATCTTACAAATGAGCTAGCAGGTTCAGCTGCAAGGGCTCAAAATGCTATAAAAGGGTTTGGTGATAAAATTAAGGATGCAAAAGAGGGTAGTGAAGACTTATCTGCTAATTTTGATAATGCCCAAAGTGAAGCTAATAAATTAGCTACTGCTATTGGAAAACTAGGTACTTTTGAAAAATCACAACTTAAAGACGCCAAAGAAAGAAAAAATATTACTAAAAATTTAGCTGCTATAGCTAAACAAAGATTAAGGGTTGAAGCCCAAATTTCTGCTAATAATGTAATGATGGCTAATGCTACTAAAGCAGAAAAAGAAGCATATTCAAAAATAAACGAAGAGTTATTAAACACCTTAGACACAACAGATGGAATATTATCAAAATTTGATGGAATTGCAGATAAAATTAAAGAAATTGATAAAGGTAGTAGTTTTGCAAATAAACTAGCAGATGGGGTTAAAGATATACCTGGTTTAGGTCCTTTATTAGCTGGCCCTATTAAAGATTTTGCTAAAGGTCTTGATGCTGTTAACTCAAATTTTGGTGAGGCTGTAAAATCAGCTGAAGATATGTCTAAGCTTACAAGTGGGTTAATGAAATCTGCTTTTATATTCATAGCTAAATCTGCGTTTGCTGCTGATAAGTCTACTACCAACATGGCTAAGCAGTTAGGTATTTCAAAAGATGAAGCCCAAAAAACAGCAACTAGATTTAATAATATAGCTTTTTCATCAGATAAGGTTTCAATTAATGCTGAATCATTAAAACAAGCATTTTCTGAGTTAGGTAATGAAGTAGGAGCAGTTGTTGGATTTACAGATGAGCAAATAGAAATGCAAACTACACTTACTAAACTAGTAGGATTAGAAGCAGGACAATCAGCTAAATTAGTTAAATATGCCATTAGTAAAGAAAAACCAGTTAGAAAAATAACTACTGAAATCTTAGATCAAGTAAAAGCTTTAGAAAAAGAAACTGGAATAAGATTAGATGGTAGAAAAGTACTTGCAGAAGTTGCAGAAATTAATGGTAATTTAGCAGCTTCATATCAATTTAATACTGCAGAATTAGGTAGAGCAGTAACTCAAGCTAATAAATTAGGATTATCTTTAAAAGACACAGCAGGAATTTCACGTAATCTTTTAGATTTTGAAGAATCTTTAACAGCAGAAATGTCAGCTGAATTAATGATTGGAAGAGATCTTGAATTATCTAAAGCAAGATCATTAGCTTTAGATGGTAAATCAGCTGAAGCAGTAGCAGAATTAGCTAAAAACTTTGGATCAGCAGAAGAATTTTCCCAATTAAATGTATTAGCTAGAGAAGATTTAGCTAAAGCTATGGGAATGGAAGTAGATCAATTAGCTGATGCAATTAAAAAGGAAGAAGTTTTAAGATCATTAGGAGTTGCAAATTTAGCTGAATTAGAAAAAAAAGGAGAATTACATAAATTAAATGATAGTGAACAAGGTAAAGCATTACTAGCACAATATGAACAACAATCAGCTGCAGAAAAGTTTGCAGATACTATGGCCAAATTACAGGCATCTGTAGGTGAAATAGCAAATAATTTCATGCCCCTAATAGATATGTTAGCCGATGCAAGTGCAAGTAGTGGAGCATTATATGGAGTTTTGGGTGCTATTGGTGCTATAAGCTTTGCAGGAACATTAGCTAAATTAGGAGTTATGCTTGCTGGATTAAGTGCAAATGCTGCAGCTGCAATGGCAACAGCATCCGCAATAACTTTGGGAATAGGTATTGTTGCTGTAATTGGAGGAATTGCTGCTGGTATGATAGCAGTAAATAAAGCTAAAAATGAAGCTAAAGCAGATAAAAGTATAAAGGATGGAATTATAGGACCAGGTGGGGAAGTAATGGTTAGTGGCCCAAAAGGAAGTGTAAATATAGACTCAGCCGATTCTATGTTAGTTGGAACTGATTTAGGAGGTGGAGGAGGATCACAAGAATCTAAAAAAACAAACCAACTATTAGAACGAATCCTTATGAAACAAGGAACCGTTGAAATGGACGGAAATAAAGTAGGAACTGCCTTTGCGGTAGGTTCTTATAGTTTACAATAATATTAATATTTATAATAAAAATAATTATGGGATTAAAAGAAAAATTAGAAAATACACCAAATGGATCACCTTTGTCTTTAAACAATGGTGGAAGCATTCCAATTCCAGATTTTCAAACATCTACACTGCATAACGAGTATTCAACTATTGATAACCCTAATGCTATAGCTGTTAGACCTAGAAACGGAGCTTTACCTATGCCCTCAAATTTAAATAGAGCAGGCAATCCATCACAGTATATTCAAAACTTACCACAATAAGTATAAAAAAATAAAGTATGCCTTTAATTAATTTTCAAACGGACTTAAGGTCCCTTAAATTTCAAGGATCAGGTCGTGAAAATAGAGAAGGAGATATTATTCGTAAAAAATCTCCCTATATTATTACACCTATTCCTGGAAAATTAGCTGAAGGTCCTCAACCTGAAGGAACTGACTATTTATTTAGGCAAAATACTTTATTATCAATAAAAAAAGATGAAAGTAGATTTTTTAACTACTTTAAATCACCTAGTGGAATAGATTTTATATTAAAACAAAATCAACTATCTAAATCAGGAGTAAAAGCTCAAATGAGTGGTATGCTTTCTGATGGTGTTTATTTACCTACATCTACTTTAGCTCAATTAGCAGCTCCTGCTGTTGGGGGTCATTTCTTAAAACAAGGAATAAATCCTTTAGCGAATACAGTAACTAATTCAAACATATTTGGGGGGTTTTTAGGTGGGGTAGGTAATTTTATAGATAATGTTGTTGATGTTGTAAATAATTTTGAAGGAGTACCTGCATATGTTAAAAATAGAGATGCAATAACAAACCCAAAAAATAACAGATTACTTCAATTAGCTAATAAAAAAATATATAACAGAAGCAGTACAGATAGATCATCAAATGGTTTAATAACAAATACTATTGATTCAATAGTACAAGGATTTATAGGAGGGTTAGTCGCTTTAGGTGACTTAGATAATACAGTTCAAAACCACATAGCAGAAGCAGGTGATGAATTAATAAGATATGATGGAGGTCCGGGATCACATTTAGGAATAATTGGTCAAACAGGAATAAGGATAGCTGGGGATTATAATAATGCTAGTATGAGAGCTTATTCTTCAACCCAAGAAAATGACTCAAATGATGTAGGTAATTCAAAGTTTTTTACTTTAGGTTATGATCAATTTATTAAAAAGGAAAGAAATATTACTGCAAAAACTTTACCTAATTTTGTAAATACAATTTTAGATCTTGGTGATAAAAATAGTATATCTCAAATTAAGAATCCTTATAAAACTTATTTAGCTAGATCTCTTAAATATGAAGAAAAACAATTTGATAATAGAGTTAATTTAGGTAATCCTGGAGCTATAAATGTAGACAGATCAGATTATCAAAGAGGAGCTATAATAAATGGTCAAAATCAATCAGAACCCTTAGATAAAGTTAATGCTCTTCAAATTTATAAATCTTTTAATAATACGGGACCAACTAGAAACCCAATTAAAAATGACTTTGTTAAATTTAGATTTGGTGTAGTAGATAATAAAGATCCAAATGATCAAAATTACATACATTTTAGAGCAATAATAGATTCATTTTCAGATAATTATAGTGCAGAATGGTCAGCCCAAAAATATATGGGAAGAGCAGAAAGCTTTTACAGGTATACTGGGATGGGCAGAACAATTAACATATCTTGGACAGTAGCAGCTCAATCAAGAAATGAATTAATACCTATGTATCAAAAATTAAATTATTTAGCTTCAACATTATCTCCCGATTATACGGAACAAGGTTATATGGCAGGTAATATAGTTAATATGACAATAGGTGGTTGGTGTTTTGAACAACCAGGATTTATTACAGCAATGACTTTAAATGTACCCCAAAATTCCCCTTGGGAAATAGGTTTACCTTTAGGTAATGCTTCAACAGCAACGGGTCAATCAATTGAAGGCGATGCAAGCGTTAAAGAAATGCCTATGATGGTTAAAGTAACAGGTTTTTCATTTACTCCCATACATAATTTTGTACCTAAAGTACAATCAGTATCATTTGAAAAAAATGGAACTTTAAAAGCATTTGGAGATCAAAGATATATAGCATTAGCAAATGATAAGACTAATAATTATCAAAAACCAACCACATTTGACCCAACAACTGACGATGCTGCCGCAGCTAAGGATCCTAATAAACAAGGAGCTCAACAAACACAAGCTTCTGGATCTGCATTACAACAAACAGATACATCACAAGGTACAAATAATGATCTTTCAGGTGGAGAATCAATTCCTTCAGGTTTATCGTAGGTTAGACTAGTAAAAATATAAAATAAATGAAAAGATATAGTTCAATACCAATAAGTAAAGATAGTGAGGGAAATGTATATTACGAAAATGTTACATACCCTATACCACCTAATAACTTTCAAGACATATATGTTTATACTACTATTGGAGATAGA